CACGGGCGCCCGCCTCGACGTTCACGCGGAGATGTTCTCGGCGCTGAAGCTGATCCTCCTGGGCGTCGGCGAGGATGCCTTCCGCGACCAGGCGGGGAACCCGATCCCGATGTGGTCCTTCTACATGGGGCGTGCGAACACCCTGGAGAAGGATGAAGACGGGGACCTGCCGCAGGTGATGAAGATCGCGGCGGAGTCCCCGGAGCCGCACATCGCGGTGATGCGTCAGCTCGCGTCGGAGTTCTCGGGTCACACGGGCGTGCCGCTGAGTGCGCTGGGGGTGGCTTCGGAGAGCCCGGAGTCGGCGGACTCGAAGCAGATGGCGCGTGAGGACAACATCAACGACGCCGAGAAGCAGCACGTGATCTACGGGGCGACTCTGAAGCGGGTCGCGGAGAACGTCGTGATGATCCGTGATGGGCTGGCGGAGGCGCCACGTGAGGTCGCGGAGATGACGACACGGTGGCGACGCGCCGACCGTCCGACGCTGGTCTCGATCGCGGACGCAGGGTCGAAGCAGGTCTCGATGCTGTCGGACGAGCAGAAGCAGACGGAGGTCGCGCTGGAGCTCCTGGGGCTCGAGCCGGATCAGATCTCGCGGATGCAGCAGGAGGTCCGCCGGGCCGCCTCCCGCGCGGCCCTCGACAGGGTCCTCGGCGTGAAGCCGACCGAGAGTGGCCCTACAGCGGCGGAGGTCGAGTCCGGTGCGGGAAGCGGCTGACGCGACCGGACTGCGAGTCGCGCAGGCCAAGATCCGGGCCTCTGTCGAGCGCGACCTGGCTCGGATGTGGCAGAGGGTCTGGTCGGCGTCCGGTGGAGACCAGTACGCGGTCCGGGATGCGTTCCTGCGGCTGACGCCCGGGCTCGTGGAGCGGTACGGCGACATGGCTGCGACCTACGCCGCCGACTGGTACGAGAGGCAGCGGCAGGCCGCGCAAGTCAGCGGCTCGTTCTCTGCACGCCTGCAACCATCCCCGTACCTCGACTCCGTGGAGCAGACGGTCCAGCGGGTCTCGGGCGACCTGTGGACCGAGACCCCCGAGGCGATGCTCCACTCGCTCCAGGTCACAGTCGGCAAGTACGTACTCGCGGCCGGGCGACAGACAATCGTCCACGCGTCAGCAGAGGACCCCCGGGCGTCCGGCTGGCGACGGGTCACACGCGTCGGCTCCTGCAAGTTCTGCCGGATGCTCGCTGGGCGCGGCGCCGTGTACAAGCACGAGACGGCCTTCTTTGCCTCTCACGGCGACTGCAACTGCGCCGCAGTGCCGTCGTGGGACCCAGATGCCCCCGAGGTCGACGTTCGTCTCTATCAGGCGAGTCGACGCACCTCCGCGATGACGCCGGCACAGAAGCGTCAGCACAACGCGCTGATCAGCAACTTCCTCGCACAGATGAGCGAGGACTGACCGCGGCCGCACGGCCGGGACCACCTATCCGCCACCGCGACGTCCCGCATGGGCTTCGTGGCGATCCCGCACGGGAGGCAACACAGATGAGCAACACCCCCACGCCGACCCCGGCCCCCTCGGCCGCGCCCGCCCCGGGCGAGCCCGACGGCGACCTGAACTCGCCGCCGGCCGACCCGCCCGCCCCGGCTCCTGCACAGGAGACCGACTGGAAGGCGGAGGCGCGCAAGTGGGAGGCCCGCGCGAAGGAGAACGCCGAGAAGGCCAAGGCGCACGACGCCGCGGTCGAGGCCTCCAAGACCGCGGAGCAGAAGGTGGCGGATCGTCTCGCCGCCGCCGAGGCCAGGGTCGCCGAGTTCGAGACCCGTGAGCAGATCGCGGCGTGGAAGGCCGAGGTCTCCACCGAGACCGGCGTCCCCGCCGTCGCCCTGGCCGGGTCCACCCGCGAGGAGATCGAGGCGCACGCCGCGACCCTCAAGCCGCTCATCACCCCCACCCAGCCGGCCCCTGCCGATCCCGCGGTTCCGACGATCGGACAGCAGCCGCAGCGCCCCGGAAACGTGCCACTCAAGGACCAGATCGCGGCAGCAGAAGCCGCCGGAGACAAGGCCCTCGTGTCGACCCTCAAGGCGCTGATGCTGGGCAACTCCCAGTAACCACTTCCTCCCGAACGGAGAAACACCATGGCCGGAATCACCGGACAGGGCACGACCTTCAACCTGCCCAACTACGTCGGCGAGCTCTTCGCCGCATCCCCGGAGGACACGCCGCTCCTGTCCTCGATCGGTGGGCTGACCGGCGGCGAGTCGGTCGGCGCGACGCTCTTCGAGTGGCAGGGCTACGCCCTGCGCGACGCCGACGACGGCCGACAGCGCCTCGAGGGCGCGAACGCCCCCGCCGGCGAGGAGCGGGTCCGCTACAACGCCTCCAACGTCCTGGAGATCCACCAGGAGTCCGTGGAGGTGTCCTACACGAAGCAGGGCGCCAACCGTCAGCGGGGTGCTGGCAACACGGCCGTCACGGTCGGCTCGACGGTCATCCCGGCCGACGAGCTCGCCTGGCAGCTCGACCAGTCGTTCAAGCAGATCGCGCGGGACATCGAGAAGACGTTCATCACGGGCGTCTACGCGCGACCGGCGGACAACACCGCCCCCCGCAAGACCCGGGGCCTGATCTCCGCGATCACCACGAACATCGTGGCCTCCCCGGAGTCCCCGACGTCCGCCGCGACGGACCCGCTCGGCCTGGACGGCCTCACCAGCGACACGATCCTGGACCTCTTCCAGAAGGTGTGGGAGAACGGCGGCATTCAGGAGGCCGAGACCCGCACGATCATCGTGAACGCGGCGATCAAGCGGCGCCTGACCAAGCTGTTCGTCACCGACAAGGGCTACAAGGAGGACACGCGCAACGTCGGGGGCGTGAACCTCCAGACCATCGAGACGGACTTCGGCCGGGCGAACATCATGCTCAACCGGTACATGCCCACCAACCGGCTGGTCGTGGCTTCCCTCGAGGAGCTCGCGCCGGCGTTCCTGGAGATCCCCGGCAAGGGCCACTTCTTCGCGGAGCCGCTGGCGAAGACCGGGTCCGCGGACAAGGTCCAGGTGTACGGCGAGATCGGCCTGAAGTACGGCAACGAGCGCAAGCACGGCCTGATCACCCTCACGCCCAAGGCGTGACCACCACGCCGGGCGGTGCGCTCCGCGTGCCGCCCGGCGCACCCGACATGAGGAGAAGCTGATGAAGGTCACCAACGCCGCCTACCCCGCGCTCTCGATCCCGCACCTGGGTGTGCACTTCGTCGACGGTGTCGCCGACGTCCCCGACGAGGTGGCCGCCAGCCTCGCTCCCTACGCGATCCACGGCGTGGTCGTCACTGACAGCGCGATCGCCCTCTCCGGCACGACGCAGGATGAGGTCTCGACGGAGGACGCTGGGACGGTCGTGGGCGGCGACGGCGTCAAGCACGTCGGCGTCATCCCCGCCGAGCTCGCGATCGTCGAGCCCCGCGGCAACGCGTCTCGGAAGGAGTGGGCCGAGTACGCGACCCGTCTCGAGGTCGAGTTCCCCGAGGGCGCGAAGCAGGGTGAGATCCGCGCGCTCGTCGCGGCCGCCAAGAGCTGACGGAGGTCACCATGTCCGAGCCCATCGACGACGGCTTCGAGGCGTTCGCCACGGAGCAGGATCTCATCAACCGGTACGGCGAGATCCCAGCCGGCCAGATCGGAATCGTCGACACGCTCCTCGAGGACGCGTCGCAGATGCTCATCGACCGCTACCCGGCGGCGGTCGCACGGGCCACCGAGCGCACCCTCAAGCGGATCGTGTGCCGCATGGTCTGGGAAGCCCTGGACCACTCCGACGGAGTCGACACCCCCGTCCCCGGGGCGGACTCCATGCAGATGGGCGTCGGGATCTTCCAGCGCACCTGGAAGCTCCAGACCGCGCAGGGTCGCCTCTTCGTCTCCAAGGAGGATCGGCTCGCGCTGAAGGGGACGCAACGTGCCGCGAACATCGACCTTCTCACCCACCTGGGGCCCGGATCGTGAAGCGCCTCCCGGCCTCCTGGACGCCACACAGCATCACGGTCAAGCCCTACCTCGGAGACGGAGCGAACGGTGCGACCTATGGGCCGCCCATCACCCTGTCCCCCAGTCAGGGAACCGGCGTGTACGTCGAGGACGTCCAGGAGCTCGTCACCGACACCGCGGGGCGTGAGGTCGCCTCCTCTGGGCGCGTCCACATGTCGTTCCAGGACGTGCCGCTGGCCGGGTCGCTGATCACCGTGTGGGTGGGCACCCCGTTCTCGCGTGAGGCCGAGGTCGTCAAGACCGCCCGCCACTACCACCCCGCGTGGCCGGGCTACGGGATCGCGTACCTGCGATGAGCGTCCAGGCCACCTGGTACGGCGATCGGGTCAAGCATCAGGCGCACGCCGCGCTCGCGGCAGGGCTGCTCGCGCTCGCCGACGAGGTGCGTGAGGCATCACTGAAGATCGTGCCCCGCGAGACCGACGCGCTCGCGAGGTCCGCGGGCACCGACGTGGACCCGAACACCCTCGTGGCATCCGTCTACTACGACGGCGCCCGTGACATCAAGACCATCGTTCAGCACGAGGCGCTGTCCTACCGGCACCCGCCCGGGGAGAGCGCGAAGTTCCTCGAGAAGCCTGTTCGCGCCGCACGCTCGACCGCTGGCGCGCGACTGGCGGACTATCTACGACGGGGGCTGACGTGACACCACTGAATGTGCGGCAGGCCACCGAGTCCGTCGCCGCCTTCCTCGTCGGCGAGGGCATCGCCGCGTTGGCTCCCGCAACCGCTGGGACCGCCATCACCTACAAGCGGCTGCCGGTCACCCCGGACCGAGCGATCGCGGTCACTGTGTACGACATCGAGGACTCCATCACGCTGCCCGACGTGACCGTGCTGGTCCAGCTCC